TTACATCACCGGGCAGTCATCAAACTCCGCGTTCCTGGCATCATTAATGATGTACGTGATCACCCCGAATATAGCCGGTGCAGAACTATAACCGTCATCATCCACTGGTAGCGCCTCCCTTCTCCCGTTCTCCAGATTAATCAGGTGGGGTTGAGGGTGAGTCCGATATCGCTTGATCCTGAACTCCCCGTCGATTGCACATATCAGCAGTGAGCCATCGCAGGCAGTAAGTGACGCATCAACAACCAGCAGCGCCCCCTGGAGTATCCCTTCCCTGAAATGTGAACGTGATGCCCGCATGAAGTAAGTCGCTGCTGGCTGGCTGATAAGCTGCTGATCGAGGGAGATCCTCGTTTCAACGTAATCGCTGGCCGGTGAAGGGAAGCCCATGGCTAAAGTCCTCCGTTTGGATTGAACAGCTGAAAGGTTCGGTTCTCGCCTTCCTGCGTTGATACATCGCGGAATGTTGTCACATAACATTCTATCCAATCGTTGGCCTGCTTCATCGTCCAGTTCCAGTTAACCTTACTCAGTTCCTGGACAAACCGCTGTGTGGTGACAGTCTTCCGGCCATTCGGTTCTCGCTGTATCGAAGCATGCCAGGCTATTTCAATATCGCTACGTCGTGGCATCATTTACCCCCTCTTGAATACCGGATAAAAACACAGTATAAATACTGTATATCTATCCAGTAAAGAGGCAATAAGCAATGTTCGTGGAACTCGTTTATGACAAAAGGAATTTTGATGGTCTGCCCGGTGCAAAAGATATCATTCTGGGTGAATTGACCAAGAGGGTTCACCGGATTTTCCCCGATGCTGATGTCCGGGTAAAACCGATGATGACACTGCCGGCGATCAGCACTGACGCCAGCAAGCATGAGAAGGAACAGATAAGCCGAACTGTGCAGGAAATGTTTGAAGAGGCTGATATGTGGCTGGTTAATGAGTAAACCGACACAGCCCATCTTTTATTGATGGGCTGCGGCTTTCAATCTCCTGCCCACAATTTTTTAACTGTCTCTTCAAGCTTCACAATCTTATCCATTAAAGCAAGAATAGCCTCATGGTGCAGCGCGGCAGAAACACCATAGGTGTCAGGTGAGAGAACACCCTCAACAATTGAGCCATCATCAAGCTCAATATCCTGTCCACTTACAACGGCTTTCGGGAATATTTTTTGCACGTCCTGCGCAGTAAAACCGATGCCAAATGAACCGTTAGATTTCCAGATCCATGTTTGACCTCGAACCTGACGCATCTTGCCAAGTGGGTCATCTATGGGGCCATTAAGATCTTTTAGTCGTTCATCGCAAGTCGGAGACCAGCCAGCACCTCTGGCTATTCCATCCTGGCCAAATGACCAGTAGGCAGGTGAACCACCATATGAAAGTTGTAAGTATCCATAACTTCCTTGTCCTTGTGCTACTTGTGCATACATTGAAAAATCAATCCCGCTGTATACGCCAGATCTGAACCTTGAACCAATTAACTCTGAATTTGTGATCGCCCCTACAGGAGGAGTACTTGCCGGAGATGTTGAGCCGGCTTTGACCGTTCCTAAAACAACCCCCCCTGATTTGCCATTTACGGTTCCCAGGCGTGAATCATCAGAATTAACCTTTCCTGCCAGGGACTGCGAAAGAAACAGCCACGACGGACCGGTGAAAGTAGTGCCATCCGGGAGCTTCACTGTGATATTCCCGGAGTTGCTGAATACCTGCTGCCAGTTCTGTTTGTCGTAGTTCAGGCCGCGAAGCGCCTCTGCGCTCTGGGTAACCAGTGCAGCGGTAACCATATTCAGCGCTACGCGGGGAACGGCTGACCAGGCGGCGCCTGATTGTGTGGGTCCGGTATAATTACTGACGAGCGTCAACGCTGTACCACTTTCCACGGACTTAACCGGGAGCGTATAGGGAATGCCGCCGACAGTGACAACAATAAAATCTCCGGCCGCCACCTCTGTGGTAAATGACGTTCCTGCCCCTGATACCAGAGCAGAGTTATTCGTCAGGGTTAAGGTTCCTGCTGACATACGTTTTCCTCAGTACATATTGGGAAGAATGAGAATGGGCATGGTGATATTTCTGTTTCTGGTCATATCCCATGAACCGGAGTTGTGGTTAGCAAAGACTTTGTTGTAGGCTGACCTGACATTACCACCGGACATCACGACGCCCTTCGTCCGTATGTTTCCGTAACCGCCATCCATACGAACCTGCACGCCGGTATAAACTATCTGGCAGAACCCGCCGCCAATATTCTGGAAAGCATCGGTGATCTGAATTTGACGGTCATACACAAATGGGCGTTTCAGCGTGGAGAACGTGACCTGACCTGCTGCGTTGGTCATCGTAATACCGTCTCCGCCAACTGGTGCGGTCTGGTTGAATATCACCAGGTCTATCGTCGCCGTTCCGGCCACGTCGTCCCGCCCTGTGTAGGAAATATCGCGAACGATGATACTGGTGCCATCAAACCCCACCGACACATTCGGGTTATCCCATTTGCCGAAAGGAATACCGCTGACCGGAAGCGCAGCGCTGCCGCTAACCGTAATGCGCCCGGAATAAGCGCAGGTCATCAGCGCAGCCTGATTGGATATAGCGGTAAAGTCAGTCGAGTTTGAAACCAGTAAACCTTCGTTATACGTCGCCGCAGGCAGCAGCTCCATAACGTAGCCTGACCAGTCAGGGACAATGCTTTTCCCACCGATTGTCTCAGCCCCGATAATCACCCCTGAATCACCGTTTCGGGTGACGCTGCTCATTATGACCACATCAAATTCAGCAAAGGAATAGATGTAAATGGGATTGGTTGGCACCACGATAGCCTGTGAGCCAGGAACGAGTGGCGTATTGACAGGGTACTGCATGAACTGGGATGACCAGCCCGAGAAGGATGTACAAAAACTCGGGGCGCGAAGCCCCGCAGTAATTGCCATCACCGGACGGCCATCGTTGTAATCAATCAGAATACCTTCCGGCATTATGACCACCTCCCGACGACAACCCGTCCACCACCAGACAAATTAACGGTCAGCCCATTTCCGTTGATGACGACAGTGTTATTGGTGCCGTTAAATGCAAAATTACCGTTGTTGGCATAAATTGAACCACGGACAGTGACATTATTGAATGTCGCATAGCCTGATTTGTTGATATGCCAACCAACATTACCGGTACCATCCCAGGTGTTAGACTGAATGTAATTACCAATTTTTGTATTGATAATAGTGCCATCCTGGATGAAGCCAGAACTGATAAACACCTGACCATTAACAACAGCAAAGGGTGAATACTGCGTATCACCGCTGCCACTCATCAGGACGAACTGGTTGGCGTTAAATCCGACGCGAGTGACCACCGGCTTACCCGCTTCGGCCAGTACCGCAATTGATATCCCGGCACTGTAAAAAATACCGTTGATGCGCACTCCGGCTTTCAGGGTATGAATAGCCGTCGCACCCGAAGCATCGACAGTAGCAGTCAGTTTGTCCTCGAGAGAGGCTGTCACATCTTTAATCTGCGCCTGTACCTGGGTGGTCATTTCAGCCATCGCTTTATCAACATCAGCAATGGTCGTTTTGACCACCAGAATATCCGCGCGGACTTCACCATACTGCGCCCACTGATGTTCAGCCGTTGCGTGGTTGGCCAGCGCGTTCTGCAGAATGCCTTCAAGGTTGGTATCAATGTCGCCAGTCAGGCGGTCACCGTCTGCAGACGTCAGGAAGTCATCAGCAATATCGCCCAGGTAGTCGTCAGCATTCGCGTTGGATACACCACGAACCCAGTCGGTCCAGCCTGATTCATTACCCGTTCTGTCAACTAGCTGCGCGCGGTACCAGAACTCCTGTCCCGCCTTCAGTCCCAGTTGGGTGTATTCGGCTGACGGATAAGGCACATCCGACAGCAATAGAGGATTAGAGAAATCACTGTTCGCGGTGTACTGAATTTCCGTTTTCAGTGTGTCCCCGGTGTTAGCCGGGAATCCCCAGTTCAGGCGAATCCCCCAGTTGATCGGAGTTGTCGCAAAGCCGACAGGTTTCGGTGGATTTCCCACCTTGCCTGTAAGATTTACTTCTGATGATATCGCCCAGACTGATGAAACGTCGCTGGTGTTCACCGCCCTAACGCGGACCAGATAGCGACCCGAGTAGATACCCTGCACTTCAAAGCCGAGAGAAGACGTTCGGGGCACGGTTACCCAGTTTCCGCTGTCACGCCGCCATTCCGCCTCGTACGCAACTGCACCCTGAACAGCATCCCAAGCGACGCGCATAGTGGTAATCGCAATGTTCTGGTTAACCGTAGAGTAACTGTCTACGACAATATTTCCTGGAGGAGTCTGAACACCCGGAGGAATGACACTGATAGGACGCTCGTCCAGTCTTGCTCCGGTGTCAACGGCAGGATAGATGTCAGGGTTGTATGTCGTTCCGGTGACTTCGAAAGTGCCATCATTGTTATCCCGCGTTCCCGTAACACGAAAAAGCGCAATAAACAGATCGTCAGAATCAACACCCCAGTTACATTCAGCCTCAGGCGTTTCGCTGTAGGATGTGGTTACAGTGACTGTGTTTCCGTTAACGGCCTGAACGGTTCTGGCCTGAGCTATGCCTGATGGCAGATTCAAAAACAGCCTGTTCCCCGCTTTCACATCAGCAGCGCGATCGAGAGTTATGTTGCGACCGTTAACCGCACTCACTCTGCCGCCAATGGTTCTTCCGGCCAGCTCGTTGGCAGCCACGCCGATCACCTCCCCGACAGGGGGGACATCCATGCCCGTGCTGAAGGTCACCACCTCGCCGATACCGTTAGTAAGCAGCGCCCAGCGCCCGCGCCGGTTTGCCTCTGACTGCCTTGTGCAGCCGATTGCGGTCATTTCAAGCTGACGATAATCGAAGCGCATGGCCAGATCGTTATCGTAAACTGGCTCAGGCGTGTCCTTATAGTGGTTAGCTGGATCTGACCAGTTCACTAGCGCGGCGGTATTTCGGGTGGTTTCACTCGGGTCTGCAAAGGTAAATTTTCCTTCAACAACACTGGAGTGGTTATAGATGTGCCACACATCGCGGGGCATATCGGCGAGGACATACATCTTGTTGTCGCCCCAGTACGCCATGCCGCGAAATATACCCGCCAGATCACGAAGTACGGTCCAGGCGTCATTACGGTCCTGAATATAAACGTTACAACGAAAGCGAGGCTCCGTCCCGCTGCCGCCCCTGCCGTCTGGTACCGGCTGATCGCAATACTGAGCGATGCGATATAGCTCCCATTTGTCTATCTGAGTCGCGTCGATTCTTTGACCCAGCCCGAAACGCTCGTTCAGGATGATGTCGTAATATATCCAGGCTGGATTATCCGTCCATGCCCATTTAAATACGCCCTCCCATGTACCAGAGTAAGTACGGGTTTCAGGATCATACGTGTCAGGTACACGGATGATTCGCCCTTTCGGATTGCACACAACCTGAGGAATGCCATTGGGGAACTGCTTTGCGTCAAACTCTACATACAGCAGAGCTGTGTTAACGTAGCGAAGTTTGGCGTCAATAATTTCAGTAACGGCCACAACGCGCATGATGTCCACGACATTCACGCTCGTGGAATCCGGCGTGATTCTGCGAACCCGCAACTGCCATCCAGTCGAGGCTTTTGGAAGATTGACGCGGTGGCTGCGCTCATAAAGCGACGTGGTTTTGTCATCAACAGCACCGTTAATCACCGTTTCATACGGCCCACCATCGACCGACAGATCGATCGCATACTCAACGCGGGTGCCAACTTTATCGCCGTTGTTTTTCTGGAGTAAAAGAGTTGGCCATCCCAGGCGAATTCGCAGCGCAGAGAGCTGCGTGTTGGATACCGCGCGAACATACGGCACGGCCTGTTTCAGCTCGTATGAAACCTGAAGCTCGTTTTCAATGCCGGGGAAGCCCTGAATGTAGTCCTGGTCCTGAGTACCGGAACGGAACTCATATTTTACATTATTGAAGTTATAACTTCCGTCTGCGTTCTGAAGGGGCGTGTATGAAGATGAGTCACCAAGAAAAATGTTTTTACCATCAAGTCCGCCAGCGAACTCACCCTCTCCAAGAGCAATCAGCACCTTTGCCCTCGCAATGGACTGAATGCTGTCCGGTGCTTCCACGGGCGTTCTGGTCTGATTGCTTCCGCCTTTACCGCGGCCTTTGATGATTGTCGTCGTCATATCGCATCCATAAAAAAAGCCACCCGCAGGTGGCTTACAGTACATGGTTTGGTTTATTGCTGATCTTCGGCATAAATCCCGGCTGAGATAATCGCGCCGCCAATTTCCCTTTGCCCATAAAGCAGGGGGACGGGATTGCCAGATGCTGTTGTGTTAACGGGCCCACCAAACGCATAAGAGGGTTTGTTATCAGGTTCCTGACGCATTCGCAGACCTGAAACCTGAGGAGAAAGCATTTGCACTACACCGCCAACGGCCATAGAGCCAGCTGCGGCATATAGTGCCATTTGTGTGCTTGCTGCCCATCCTATTGGGTTCCACCAGGTAAAGGCCGCAATTGCGGCGGCAGTAACAATTTGAAAGAGCCCCGCCCTTTTACTACCGCGTATGACAGGGATAATGCGGAGCTCATCACCAGGCCCAAGAAGATCAAACTCTTCCTTGCCTATGTTTATTTGGTTTCGGAAGATGACAAAGTCCAGCCCTTTCGCTCTGGTCTCGCGCAGGTAGGAATCAAATCCATCAATGGTGTTAGAAAGCGCTCTGAAAACTTCGCTGGCGGACGTTAGTGCACGGCGATGTGTCCTGCCAAATCGCTGAGCCATTGAGCCGCTGAGTTTGATAACGGTTTTTCTTTCCATTACATCAAATCCTTATAACGCAGAATTTTGATGGTACGGTCACGGTAATAGCCACCGTAGGGAATACGCTGGCTTAGCTGGCCATACATATGATGCAGTAGCATGTTGCCATCAAGCAAAATCCCGGCATGGTTCGGGACGGTGGACTGAACCTGCATGATAACCATGTCACCTGGCTGAGCGGGACCGTCGTACTCACGGAAACCGCATTCCTGCCAGTTATCCATATAGAGGTTTTCACCCTGCTCCCACCAGTGGCGATCTACGCTGTAGTTGGGCAGTTCAATGCCGTGCTCGATGCGGAAATAGTCCATGATGAGAGACCAGCAGTCTGCATACCCGAGTACAAACTGGCGCCCTGTGAGGGGACGGTCTCCGCGAGGCATGACGGTGCGAATGTCGCCCTCCGGCCACGATGCAATAATCCAGGGCAGTTCCGTGGCATCACACATCAGCATGTCGAGCTCGCTCGGCTGAGTTGTTGCCCCGTCGCCGGGATGGCTGTGGACGATCGCCACCACAGTGCCCTGCTCCTCGGCGGCCGCATAATCCTCAGGATTAAGTTCAAATTGCTCAGTCGGCGACTCAGCATTATTTTTGCAGGGGATGTATTTCTCCACCCGCCCCTTCTGAATAACCACGCCACAGCACTCCTCGGGGAAGGATGCGGCGGCATGCACCAGAATGGCGCTAACTGTTTTGTCGCGCATGATTATCCTCTCAGAAGTGAAGCGCCGGGGAACCCGCCATAATCCAGCTGTTCATTCTCTCCGAAGCGAGGTTTACAGCCCGTTGACAGCAATCCGGAGCAAACATCCTGTGAAGGATCGTCCACCCGATTGCCGTCTTTATCGAACCAGCCGTTTTGCCCGGCGTAGGTGCAGCCGTTCCCGGTTTTGTACCAGCCCCGCATGCACCACGTGCACATTGGCTGAATTTGCCGGGTCGGAATGAGTTGCCCGCGCAGATCGGCTGGACTGGAAAGCTCAAACTCTACGGTTTCATCGTCTGACCCTGATTTACGGTCGATGTAATAAACCTGTTTGCGCTCCTCGTTGGGATTCGCAGTCGGGTTCCCGCCAGGAAAATTTCTTGCGTCCAGATAGTGAGCGAAGGTGTCATGGATGATCACCTTTGCTTTAGCCATCCCCTGAAACCTGCGGCACAGCGCGCCAATCGTACCGCTGATGTTTGCAACAGTGAGTGACGGCCGTGAACTCTGGCCGTCACTGCTGACAGATATGCCGGTCAGTTCATACGGCCACGCGCCATACTCCTGCCCCTGCCACCACACCGACTTCGGCTCAAGTTTTGACTCGTCGCCGCCTGCGGCGATGATTTCCGCCTCGGTATGCGGGATTGTCTCGTTGTGAAAGCGAAGAATACCCGCACCGAACGCTGAGCCGTCCACCTCGATCAGGCGGACGCGCTTACCCGGCTCCAGTTTCTGGACATCAGATGAAATACTCATGGATGGTATGCCTGTATGAATGTGCTGCTGAGGGTGTATTTTTTGTTGCCGTGGGTAGATATCTGGAAGGATTCCGCGCGCCATAAACCTGAAGGCTCAAGCGGCGGCTTCCAGATAAATGACTTCCACCCTGTATGTCTGTTCAGAAAGTTTTTAATGGCCTGAATGTAAGCCTCGTCGCCGGTAAAGCTCACGCTCCACTGAGGTGTTACCGGGTTGATGCCGTCCCCGGCCACCTGTGTATAGCCATCGCCAAACTGCGCCTTTCGGGTACGAAAACTTGTATCAACCTGAGAGGCAACCTTTGGGCACCAGCTGAAGGTTTCGACTGCCATGGTTAAACTCCCTTGATTAATCGCCACAGAGGCGAGCCCGGCATGCTGGCCTGTTCGTTAATGACACCAGTGATGGCATCTTTCAGTTGTCTGCCAGCGGCGCCGGCGGTTCCCTGACTTGCTGCCTGTGGTGATCCACCCTGAATATTGATATCGCCGAAGTTAACTGAAGGCACACCGCCGGAGACCTGCGGAGTACCAACTGCCCGAACGCCCAGCGAACCATCAGCGGCGCGCGTAAGCGGCATAATGGCTTCCGGACCAGCTTCGGCAAAAACCCCTGCACCTTTGGCAAAAGCAAACAGCTGAGGCGTCTGAAAAACGCCATTGCTGTAAGCGCTCAGGGACGGAGAGTCGTAAACATTACCCTTCGCATTAAAGGTAAAGTTCGCGCCAGCATTCTGAATAGCGGTACCGCTGCTGGCGGTAGCGGCTGACGAGGCACCAAAACTGAACAGTGAACCAATTGAGCTAACGCCATTAGCAACAGCCATATTCACCAGGACGTTCTGGATAATCTTCAGTACGCTGACGCCCCAGTCCTTCCAGCTGTCAACGTTGCCATTGAGCATGTCGGTGATCGTGGTGACCGCGCCACCCATGGCCTGCTTCATGCCGTCAGCGGCCATGGAAGAATAATCAGTAGCTTCGTCCACCCAGTTCGCATAACCCTCAGACAGTCCCGTCATCCAGTCGTCACGCTGCGCATCAGAAGCTGCGTAATATCCCTCCTGGTCGCGCAGGCGCTCATCGAGATAGCGCTTATTAAGTGCCAGTCCCTGCTGATAGAACGTCTCGTCGATTTCACCAGCCTGACGCTGGCGGAGAAGATCGGTATTCTTTTGCTCGAACTCCTTACGCAGATTGAACTGCTCCTGAAGTCTTTCACGGAACCTGGAGCCCTGCCCGTAGCCCAGCAGTTGCGCTTCATTGGCTGCGCGGGCGCTGGCGTTACTGTCAGCAAGGTTGGCTTCGTAATTTCGCAGTTGCTCACGTAATTTAACCTGGTCAATCAGCGCAGCATTCTGCAATACCGTCTTTTTCTGGGCTTCTGTCAGAGAAGCAAGTTCGCCCTGGCTGACCTGGTATTTAACCTTCGCCAGTTCAGTATTCTGGCCTTGCAGAGCAATCTGCTCTTTTTGCTGCTTGATAAGGCGCTTATACACATCCTCGGTTTTCTCGCCTTCGGTTTTACCACCCTTCGCCTTAGGTTTGTTGGCCTCATTATTCCGCCATTCAGCAAGACCGTTATTAATCAACTCCTGACGGCCTGTCTGGAATTGCGGATCACTGGTTAACCCCAGGTCATCGGCTGCATAACTCAGTCGCAGGCGCTCTTTTGCTTCACCCTTCAGGCGTGACAACTCCAGATCCCAGCGGCTCTTTTCGAGGGCATCGGTTTGCTTTTTGTCGAGATCGGCCTGCGGAAGTCTGAGCGGGACGTTAGCCAGCCCCTGACGCGCCATAAGGAGTTGGTTACCCAGGCCGAGTAATCGATTAAGTTCATCGTGCTGCCCATTCATCAACAGAAGTGATTGATAAGCCCGGTTCTGATTCGCTGCCTCCTCCCGAATTAGCGTCACACGCCGATGCTCAAGACCTTCAAGAACCTGTTGGATAGAGGCAGATTTCTCCTGCATCTGGGCAAGCCTTTCCTGCTCAACAGATAACTGTTCAGTGGCTGTAGCCAGTCCACGGTTCACGGTATCCAAAGATGTCAGGTGGTTAATCATGAAACCACCGCTGGTCGTTGGACCGGGATTACTGATCACTGACTGATAACCAGCTATCTGCTCTTTCAGATTTTCTATCTTGCTCTTTTGTTCATCTATCAGCCTGTTCTGCTCATTCAATGCTGCGCGCGTTTTCTCAGCATTGTCTGAAGCTTCAGGTAAAGACATTGCCTTCGACTTTTTACTGACTTCATCAATCGTGGTGGCGTATTCCTGCGCCGAACGCCGAGCCTGCTCCTGATTCTGATACATCGCATACCAGGCTCCTGCTCCCAGCATCACCAGACCCGGCACGCCGCCAATCAGGCCAAGCGCACCACTCATCAGGCGAGTGCCGACAGATGTTACGCTATTGAGATTGCTTTGAGTCGAAACACGATTTGAGATGTTACGGTTTAAAGCAGCCTGAGCGGCAGCCAGACGCCTTTCAGCGACAGCCTGAGCGTCGGCATTTTTAGCTGCTACCAGCCCTGCCTGCGCGCGTTCAAGTGCTGTTCTGGCTCGCACCTTTTCCGTAGCTGTACCACTGGCAAGAGCGGTAGTCAGTCTGGTATGGGCCGCAGTGACCTTTGCTTCAGCCGCCGCGACCTTTTCTTGCTGAGCCGCCTGAACATCTGCACTTCTTGAACTCTGTACTGCTTGCTGAGCCCGATAAACTTCAGCCCTGGAAGCCGCAACAGCAGACTGCGCCGCTTTATCCTGCGCGACTGCAAGGGCAACCTCTGATTTCGCAGCTGAAATTAGCGCACCTGTTGCACTCGTGGCACTGGTTACAACTCCGCTTAGGTAGCGTGCCAGTCCCACGCCAACAAGCGCCCCAGCGACTGTTGTAATTGTTGACATATTGTCAGCAACGTCACTAAGCGCGCCGCTCACTGCTGATGAAGTAAAAGAATCAAGCGTCTGGGCAACATTATCCAATCCGCCAGACAACGCATCAGTAGCACCGGTTGCCTGGTTTACACCGCCCACCCAGGCCATGAATGAGTTAGTTACTTTTTGAAGGGATCCAGAAACCGTTTGTGGCATGCTGGCAAATTCGCCCTGCAATGCTCCTAACTGGCTCATTAAAGCTGGGACAACCTTATCGATCGTAAGCTGTCCCTGGTCAGCCATGCTCTTGAGGTCTTTACGGGCTACACCCATTCCCGCAGCCAGAGCGCGGATTACCCGATCACCGGCTTCGTTAACGGCATTAAATTCTTCACCACGAAGAACGCCTTGTGCGAGCGCCTGGCTGAATTGAGTGATAACAGAACTCGCTTCCTGGGTGTTAGCCCCAGAAAGTTTGAGGCCGGTAGAGACAGCTTCTGTAATTTTCAGAACTTCGTCAGAGCTATAACCGTACTCGCGCATTGAGGCTGCTGCGCGGGAAAAAAGGTTTGCGTTATCTGAAAATGCCGTGCCGGTTCTTTGGCTGATTTCCATTAACTGACGCTGTGAAGCGGCAAAATCATCAGCAGAAGATGATGCCTGTTTAAGGCGAGCGTTTACGGAGTTCCACTCATCAGCAATCTGCACAATTTTACCCGTTGCAAAAGCTGCCGTAGCTGCGGCGGCAGCCCTTCCAGCAGATGCAAATCCGGCAGTCAAATCAGAGAGCGCCCTTTCGCTCTCTCTGGCAGCAGCAGCGGCCTGCCGACCACCATTCTGCATAGTGCGGTAATAATCCTGCCCCATTCGTGAGGCGCGGGAAATTTCCGTCTGGAATGATTGCGAGTTAGCGGAAATTTTAATAATCAATTCACGTAATGTTGCCATCACATTTCTCCAGGCGAAAAAAAACCCGCCGAGGCGGGTTATCATAATGGGATAATTAATTTCATTTGCATTCTTTGATTATTTCCAAAACTTCCTTTTCAGAAATTGGTACGAAGTCAGTTTCAGAACGTTGATAAGAGATTAAAGATTGACTATTGTTTTTTTTAATCTCTACCCTATGAAAATACTTCATGCGGGAGAACTGAATCGCACCAATATAAATCTCCAAACCTTCCCCATCAACTAAGTTATTGGTAACAAGTTTTTCTGGTATTAAAAAATCTAGTTTATCTAGTATACAACCACTTACGTCATCTGCACTTCTGCTTGATGAGAAAGAAAGTTTTTTATTATTCTTTATATCGTTCCTTGTATCACCAGTACAACCCGCAATCAGAAATATTATGAGTATTAAAATTTTCACCATAATCCCTCCAGTTAAAGAGGGATAATATTATGTATGTAGCAAAATGTCACTGAGTTGCAGCAGTTAGCGCCGCCTCAAGCCCTGCAAACGGGTCCTTCGGTTCTGATTGCTGATCGCCACCCCATCGCAGGATCGCATCGTCCAGCGGTACTTTTGCCCCCTGCGAGCCGTAGATAGCAGAGACGAGCTGGGCGGCCTGAATGTCGCCACGGATATCGCCAACCGGACTTTGCCTGTCGTACTCAATCCACATCAGAAGCTCGCTTGCTGTCATGCTCTGCCTAAGCTCTGAGAGCGTGCGCCCCATACGGAGCGCAAGCGCCATCAGAAACTTTACGCCGGGGGTTGCGACTTTTCCCGCGCTTCGTCCGCGCTGTTGATTAGGTCAAGCGCCTGTTTTAGCAGGCGTGAGTGAACGGGTCCGTAAATTTCACGTACCTGCTCTTCTTCATCGACGCTGAATACAGGTTGTTTGTTGGTATCGCAAAGGACATCAATGAACAGCACCACGTCAGCACATAGATTACGGTGTGCTTTTTCTGATACAGACACCTCGCCTTCTTCATCAGCGCCAGATTTTGCAATTTCCTGCCAGCGTAGCCAACCTTCGCCAGAAGGTTCCCGTAGAACAACCTTCACACCACCCCATTCAGGGACCGTAATGATTTTATGACGAAAGCCTGACATTTTAGCCAGCGCCAGTTCTTTAAGACTTTTAGCCATTTTTTATCCCTGATAAAAGAAGATGAATTACGCCACCGTTACGACGCAGGTTGCTGAGGTGACTTTTCCAGCAGGTGTGGAGGCGTCGGTAACTTCACAAACGTAATCACCGGCATCACCTGCAGCAGCGTTTGCCTTGTTGAACGTTGCTGTCGTCTGTCCACTCACCGCGCTGCCGCCTTTCTTCCAGACATAGGAATAAGGTGCTGTTCCCCCGGCGGCTACCACCGTCAGTGATAAAGCCGCACCAGAGGTAACGGATTTGGTGTCAGGTAGATCGGTAGTAAGGCGCAGCGCGTTATCAATTTTCGTCGGCTTACCTTTCAGGCGTAGCGAGAACGTTGCGGCCACCACGCTGTTTGTCCCGGAAGACCAGGTGTGCTGACGGACTTCAGACAGGAACTGGAAGCCAATACCAGACGGGAAGACAATACGAAAACCATACGTGGTGTCGTTATCGTAAGCTTCACGCAACGCATCCTGTGCCGGGTTAACATAGAAGTTACCGGACATAGAGATTTCTGACTGAGCACCCAGGCCGTTGATGTTTTCCTGCTCGGTGGAACACAGCGTGGTGACATCAATGTCCTGCTTCTGACCGCCAGTAAACTGGACTTCTTTGATAGTACAGTGCAAATCCAGCCAGGTTGCGGCACCAATCGTATCCAGTGTCGCTGGCGCAGAAGTGATCTGAATTTTCGTACCCTGCGATTTTTCATACAGTGAGGACATATTTGTCTCCTGAAAATAGAAAACCCGCCGTAGCGGGTCTGTGAGTTAATAGATGTGTCAGACAGTGACCTGAAATTCCAGCGTCGCCCGGTAATACCGGTTCTCTGGTTCATAACCAGGGGTTTTGCTTATATTGGTGGGATTGAGTGGTTTAACCACCTGAAGCACCATATCACGAAGATTCCGCGCCTCTTTGAGAGTCAGTGAGTAAACATCCACCTGGACCGATATCCCTGATTCGGCCTGCCCACAAAGAACATCAGCGGTCACATCAGAAATAAGTGAAAAAATAACCCATGGCGGTGATATCGAGGGCTGGCCATCACTACCCAGCGGCGCAACGTAAGGATAAACTTGTCCACCGGCCAGAGGCTTCAGCAAAAGATAAAGGTCATCTTCCGTCATTTACTCAGCACCTCATCAATGGCCTGGTTCATGCGTTTCATAGCAACCTGCGTAGCCAGTTCTTCGCGGGTATCAAACGCAGGACGGACAAAAGGATGTGGCGGCATATTCACTGTGCCCATTTCGACAAATCGCCAGTAAAACGCGTTACGTCGATCGGAGGCTTTCATTGAATTATCGCTGTTACCCGTTCGCATGTTTCGACCACGAATATGAACACCGGATGAAATATCACCGCGTTTACGTGATCGCTGCGTCAGCACCACAACGTTTTTCTTCAGCTTGCCGGTTCGTTCAGGCGCTCTTACTATCACCTCATCTTTCAGAACCTCAGCACCAGCTCGAGTGGCATCACGCAGAACTTTGTTGTTTTCGGCGCGACTCAGTAATTCCAGATCGCGGGATATCTCTTCAAGGCCAGAAAAATCCAGACTGATATCAATCATTTTTCCGCTCCATTTTTACAGAGTATTTCCAGCCTGGTGGCTTTACTGTCAGGTATGGGGGGACTGATGATATTCAGTTCCGCGCCTTTAAATGGTCCTGTGAGCACCTTTAATCTTGACGCAGCAGTCACATCACGCCGGAAACGGATCCACACCCGAATTGTTGCCTGTGCCGTTTCTGCTCCTGATTGCAACTGCTCACGACCACTGATACCCAGCACTTCCGCCCATATGGTCTTTCCCTCCTGCCACTCCTCAACCGGCTGGCCTGTCGTATCGCGAAAAGAAGTAAAGTTCAGGATAGTAACGCGATGGCGTAAGCGGCCTGCCTGCATAATCCCTCCTACGTTCCCGGTCTTTTGCGGTGCTGTTTGAGAATCGCATCAACACCGAATGGAATAGTATTAACACTGTCATGGCTTACGGGTTCCCTGTTCTCATACCAGTGCGACACCAGCAACATCAGGGCCAGTTTGACATCATCATCAATGACCAGTCCATCCGGGTCATCTTCCGGAACAGCGTCATCATAAAGATGGCGATTAACAATTTTTTCGGCATGTTTCAGAGAGGCATTAAGGTACAGTTCCAGCATTACATCTTCGGCATCGTCATCACTGTCGATGTGGCATTGGTAGCGAAGCTCTTGTATGGATGGCTTCATTTGGTTTTCCCGCGTTTTGTTACCGCTGGCTCTGGCTCTGGCTCTGGCTCTGGCTCTGCAGGGACATGAACACCGCCACCACCAAATTTGATAATACCGAGTTCGGTAGCAATTTCCTCAGCGCGGGCAGGTAGCTCACCGTCCGAATACACCCCAGCGGGAATGGATTCAACAATACAACCATCTGGGGACCACTTAAGTTCACGCAATAATTCAGGCATAAATCACCTCGAAAAATCGGGGCCGAAGCCCCAGAGAATTAAGCGCCAGTGCCGATCTGCAGCAGTTTAATGGCCTGAGAATCCACCAGCATCCCCCCGGTTCGTTTGGTGGTGTAGAAACCAACGAATGGTTTTTTGGTGTAGGGGTCACGAAGAATGCGGGTGCCGATGCGGTCAACAATGGTGTAACCACGTTTGAAATTGCCAAATGCAATTGCTTTAGCATCAGCCGCGATATCCGGCATCTGTTCGTTCTCTGCCACACCGTACCCGGCCAGAGAGGAAGGCTGACCAAGTTCCAGACCAGGACGCCACAGGTAGTTGCCTTCTGAATCTTTCAGGATTCGGATAGCAAACAGGCTGTTGTTGTTCATCATGAACTTAGCGCCATTACGATGCACTTTACGCAACGTGTAGACCAGTTTGATGATCGCATCAGCCGTTACGCCTGCCGCAGCGCCAGAGAGAATGTGCTGGAGAGTACCAAATGCACGAGTCTTGTCCGGATCAAGCGTGGAAGCGTATGCCAGAAAACCTTTCGGCTTCTTCGTCCCGTTACCGCTGGTAAAGGCGATTTCTTCCTGCTCTGCAAACTCAATTGCCAGTTCGCTGTTGATCCAGTCTTCGACGTTGAAAAAGGCATCATCCAGCATGGTTTGAGTCGCCTGCGGGTTACCGTAAATTTCTCCCATGAACGGCTCAATCTGACCGAGTTTAGACGCATCGGTTTCCGGGCGGTCATCCGTTTCACCAACCCAGCCGGAAGCCGTACCGCCGAGGTTAACCAGTTTTTTATAGTTAGCACCGCCGACTGTGATGGTTGTCGCCTCCTGGCGCATCACCACTTCATCTTTCAGAAGATTAAGGATCGTGCGATCCAGCTCTTCCGGCACGGCATAGCCACCATCTTCATCTACACCGACCTGCAGAGCTTTGCGTTCAAGTTCGCGCAGCCCGTCATCTTTACCCTTACGCATAAAGCCAATGAAAGCGGTTTTATGTTCGCTTGCGGCTTTGCTCTGAGGACCACCAGCTGGACGTTTAACCTGCTTCAGTTCCTCTTCCAGCGCGGATTTAAGCTCATCCAGTTCAGACAACTTGCCGTTTAAGGTTTCAACCTCCCCCGCCAGCTTGCCCTTTTCCTGTTCAACTGCTTCCAGGCGATTATCGTTCTTTTCTTTGAACGCATCAAACTTCGCCTGCAGTTCCTGCGCGACCTGCTCTACGTCTTTAACGTCAACTGACATAATTAACTCCTGATTAAAATTTGATGTTTTTCAGTGCATCCAGTGCGGTACTCACTTCATCAACATCACGCTGTGAAAGTGAGCTATAACCCCCGGCCATGAATGCTTTAGCCTGGGTGCGTGAGAGCCCAACATCGCGCAGGACTCGTTCAATACTTTTTTGAGAAGGGATTTCTCCGCGGGAAAATGCGCTTTTGACATCACTTACACGCGCTTCATCGTTCGACGGAAACGTGACGAGACTGACTTCCCACAGGTCGATCTCTTTGAGAAGGAACACGCCCTTAACACGGTCGTACTCCCAGTCTTTCAGCATGTAACCAATAGAAAGGCCGGTTAAAGAACCGGCCTTCATGTGGGCGTGTGCGCGTTTCGAAAGGGGGTCGTCATCAATAAGTAACCGGCCTTTAACATAAAGGCCAACCTCATCCTCTTTCATCTCAGTGTAAATACCGATGGGCTCATCCATACGGTGCTGCCAGAGTAATGCAGGGAGAGCATTCTTTTCTTTCCATGCCTGAAGGGAGGCCGAAAAAGCGCCTGGCACAACAACATCATCGTAGCTGTCCTTTACGCCAAAAACAGAGCCATAGCCTTCAAACTCCCCGCTGTCGCTGACAGACTTTAGCTGTAGCGGAATATCCAGCCGCTGTTTAGTCATCGGCATTATGTTGTTCCTCGGTTGTTTTGTTCTTGCTGCTGTCTGACGGCTTCGTCGTCATGTTCATTGGCGTAAGGTAAATATCTCCTCCTGCGCGTGGGTTAAGTTCTTCAAGCTCCCGGCAGTCATTTGGTGAGTAAATCCCCCAGTTAATGCCTGTTGAATACGCCTCAAATCGCGACTTCATATCCCCGCGCAGCAATGCGCCGGCATTGAATTTTGCGTAGTACACACCCTGCTTTGATTCCTTCACCAGCCCGATGTTGATTCGCTGCTCAATGCGGGTCATGTACGGAACGAGTGAATAATTGATAAACCCCATGCCGAGGTTTTCAATATTGTTAAACGTCGAGCGGTCAGTGTTCTGCACCATGTGCATCGGCACCCGGAACAGGCGGCATATTTCCTCCAGCTGGAATTTCCTGGTCTCAAGGAACTGACTGTCTTCCGCATTGAGCGCCATCGACTTCCAGTCCAGTCCCATTTCGAGAATCATTGGTCGGTGCGCGTTGCTCAGCCCGAGGTGACGATCCTCAAAATCCTTTTTCAGCCTTGCGTAAGCAGCGTCAGTGAGCGTTTGCTCAGTGCGGAGTACGCCGGAGGTAACCGCGCCATTTGAGAACAACCGCGCCCCATGTTCCTCTGTTGCCATTCCCAGAGATATTGCTTCTCTTGCATAGGCTATAGGGTTCAGCCCCACCAGCCCGTCAAAGGTAAGCGTTCTGACATGCCAGATATCATCCTGCCCAAGCACGTCTGTTGAGCCATCGGGGAATGTTACCTGGTAAACCGGTTGCCACTGGCTGTTAAGCTTTGGTTCAACACACCCTGGGTCAATGGGAAGAAGCTCCACCACCTCGCCAAGCGCTTTAACTTTGTAGGCGTAAAAATTACCGCGAAGACAAAGACAGACAATGACCAGTTCCCAGAACTCCTGAGGGGTCATGTAATCATTTGGCTTCATCGTCAGTAATTTATGCAGCCTTTCGGAAGTCGCTTTTTGTTTACTGTTTCCGGTTATCTTGTACAGGTTACAGGGCAGCATGCCCATCGACTCAGCAAGAACCCTGATACAACCGAAAACTGCTGTAAGCCGCATGGCTTTCTGGCTGCTTACCCTTTTCCCTGTATAGGTGTCGTAAGTCATTCCCACTGCTTCAGCGAGTTCTGCCGGAGTAGTGACAGGGGCGTCACTTTTTTTGAACATTCCGGGGAAAAACATCAGTCAGTCCCTCCTCGCAATGTTTTCCCGGCCAGCGAAAGCGTGCGGGAAACCAGCCATGACCAGATAAGGCAAAGCATACCCGCACTGATTAAGCCTCCAGGCGGATAAATCATCCATACACCAAACGAAAGCAAAATAGCGCCCATCACCCCGATCAGTGGGGCGAGAATCATCAGGATCATAACTGCCTCTTTATAATGAACGGACGCCGTAACTTTCCAGATGGTCAGAGAGGCTGTCCTGTTGTTCGCCGCCGTTTACAAGCATGCGACTCATTGCGGTAAACAAGGCGGCAGGCCCGTCTATTTTCGCTTCTGGCGTGGATTTGTTCGGAAAGATATTGTCGTTTTTGTCAGGCTTGACGGTGACGTTAGACATCATCCAGTTCATAACCGGATGATTGCTGTGATGAAAACGCCCGCCATAAACCAGAGACTCCACCTCTTTCATTGACTCAGAAAAATTTCTGACCGTCTGCGGAACCTCCACCAGCGGTACACCCTCTTCTGCCAGAGCCAGGCTAAACTGCGTTGCGCTCCAAGGGTCGAACCCAGTTTCCTTCAGGTTTTCGCCGCTAATCCATTCCAGAAAATCTGCTTTAATCTGCGCATGATCGATAACATCACCATCGGTCAGTTCCAGCTTCCCAAGCTCAGCCCATTTGCGATACATCTGCGCCATTTGAGCGGAACATTTTTCCAGTCGCCCTTCTGGTAACCAGAATTTAAAGTCTGCGTGCGCATGACCGTTATCTGCCCGCCAGAGTTTTACCGCAGCGCAAATATCAATCTTGTGGGCCAGATCCACGCCAGCCCACATCGGGTAGGTTTTCAGTTCATGACGGGGGGCTATGAACTCACATTTTTCCCACTTAATCATGTCCATCCAGGCTGACTCAGCGGTCACCCAGATATTCATGTGTTTGGTGAAAAAGTTAACCCTGGCGGAAACCTGTTCTTTGGCCTTCTTAGCCAGACGGCGAAGGTCATCCCAGCGCTTACAGATACCGAGTCCGGGGTTAGCCTTTTGCCAGACCGTTTCATCAAATGGATCATCATCCTTATCCAGCGTGAAGATAATGGCGAAAAAGGTATCATCCTTAACCGCGCCTTCCACTTCGCTGTTATAGCCACGCAGCACCTTAATGGCATAATCACGCAGCTCGTAACAAATCCCTTCTTTGTTAAACCCGGCAGTCGTTATGCCAAACAGAAGAGACTGCAATCGTGCGCCGGTTGCAGTTTCCAGAACATCCCAGACATCACGGGTTTTATGCGCATGAAGTTCGTCGACGATGCCACAATGGATATTGAGACCATCCAGATTGTTGGCATCAGAAGAAAGCGGCTCAAACTTGGATGCTGTCTGCTCCTGGTAGATCGCCAGTTTATTGAACTCAAACAGTCGCCCCAGTGTGGGCTTCGCTTTTTTAACCATGTTTTTCGCATCTTCAAAAACGATGCGAGCCTGATCCCGCGTTGTCGCTGCGGAATAAACCTCTGCCCCGCCCTCACCATCGGCGCCAGCCATATAGAGACCAACGCCAGAGGATAATGTCGACTTGGCGTTTTTACGGGCTACCTCGTTATATGCCGTGCGAAACCTGCGGACCATCACAGGACGACCACTGCCATCATTACGCAGCACAATTTCGCCTGTTTCTTCATTTACCAGGGGGATAACAAAACCGAAGATGTTGATCAAAATGAAAACATGCCAGTCCATCAGCTCAATCGGCTGGCCTGCCAGTGATCCTTTAACATGGGGCACGAATTTATAGAAATTGAGGATATGTTGTGCGCGGGGCTCGCTGAAATAGATGCCACGTTCTTCACCGTGCTTCAGATCATCAAGAAATCGCTGGCACGCGAGACGGACAAATTCACAGGCGATAACTTCCCCGGCAACGACGCGTTCGGCATAACGTATGCCATCAGAAACTTTAGCCATCAGTCCCTCGAATTAAGAAATTGACTTAACAGGTCATCATCGTCTGGTTTGTCTTTACTGACCTTAGACCTGCTGGAAGGAGTCATACCAAACTCCGCTAACATCGCGCGAAGTCGCTTCCAGGCATCAGCTTTCATCATGGCTGCCGGATGCGGCTTGATCATGCGTATTTCACGCTCTTTCCCTTCATCAGCATCATCATCGCTGTATACCGCATAGGTATAACCTTCCCGATCCAGCGTTTCACAATGATGGCGGTATTCCGTATACGCCTCTACCAGCAACTCCAGAGCCCTGGCATCCAACTGAGATATGACGCCAATGGCATCTAGTTCTTCGGCCATCCGCTTAAACCAGTACTTCCCCTGCTTGTCGAAATGTTTGGGAACTGGGGGGACCCCTTTAAGTGGCTGCGGCTCGTTTTTGTTGATTGGTCGTTTGGATGGGTTACCCCTCACCAAACGCAGATGGGTAGGGGTTTTCGGCGGTCCTGACATAATCGAAAACTCCTATTAATCATCGGCTGGGGGACCCCAAAAAAAGTTTTCTAACCTGCGGCGATGTGAAGAAAGGCTAGGCGGCGGTCCTTTGGGCCCTCGGCTACAGGGATTTGACCTCCCCCTCCCCTCTAGGCCTGTTGATGATAATTACTATCATTTAAAGCGCTCGCGACCTGTTTTCGAGCGGTGGCAGGGCCAGCACAGGCTTTCAAGGTTCGAATCATCATCGGTACCCCCATGTGCCTTAGCCTTGATATGGTCAACGGTTGTAGCCGCGACAGCGCGTCCAGTACGCAGGCAGTTCTGACACAGATGATTATCACGCTTCAGGATGCGGGCACGCTTGATATCCCACTTGCCGCCGTAGCCACGCTCATGGCGGCTCTTACCCTGCTGATGCTGTTGCCAGCCTTCATTGCGGTGCTGCTCACAGTAGCCTGAACGGTCCGTAGTCGTACCGGGACAACCTCTCTTGCGACATGCGCGAGGGATTAGCGCTGGCATTTGCCACACACCATTGCTATACGTTTTCCTCCACTCTTCAATAACCTTTTGTGGGTCTTTGGTGTACGGAACTCCAGACATACCTTCTACAGCACGGACAATAGCCCATAACCAGGCAGATGATCGTGAAATGTCCATATTGATAGATGAAAAGCTATATCTAAATTTTTCGGCGCGTTCAATGAGGTAGGCAACTTCATTCTCCATAAAATCTGCCAACCACTTCGTTTCTTCTATTTTTTTGTGTTGTTCAATAAACAGAACAAGATGTTTGACTCTTTGGCCACTTAGAAAGTTATCAGCCATTAATGATTCGTCGTTTTTTTCATTCATGATTTGTTTTCCTTTTAGGCGTGAGCCTGTCGAAAGACTCTCTTTGATGTACACGTGCGATGCGCATTAAAAAGCCCCGCGGGTGCGAGGCTTTTAAAAAAATATTATTCAGATGCTGGTGTCATTTCTTTATATTTTCAAACGTCGCTTCAACCATTTGTTTACCAAAGTCACCCATATCTTTATACATTAAACGCAAAAATTGGATTGTATTGGCAGCAGGCCCGTCTAAAGACCATTTACATGACTCGAACTTACACCCCACCAAACCAAAAGGAGCTGTCCCGCGAAAACGAATGTCGCAATTCTGAAAAGTACAATTCTCATAATGCGCACCATCAAGGTCTACCGCTGTATTTTTAAACGTACTCGATATGAATCGCATCATGACAAATCAAACCCCTGTGTTGGATCAGTACCCACTACTGCGTTGTTATCCATTTTCCCATTAGCCCTCATAAACCCTTGGTCATCCTTATAATCACTAGGGGCATAAAGCACTACATGATTAAAGTTTAGCGTTATGAAGAAAAGAACTACTAAAGCAGCCGGGAACAACATCAAAAACCATATATATGTTGCCTGTTGACCTTCCTCCAGAAATGGAAGAACGAAGTTAGCTGAAACCTCTACTATCCCAGCAAAAATGCCAATAATTGTTAGTGGGTTTTTTATGTGATTTATTGCTGACACGCTTTACCCCTCATTTTATCCATGTGAGGAGTATATCAATAACTGTGCGCAAGAGCATTATCACAGGCACTCAGTGAATGCCTGCTGTAATGCTATTGCCGTTCCTGTTCGATCCGGCGTATTCCTGCCAGTTGGTTATTCGCTTTTTCAATAGCAGCCAGCAACGGCTTAATCCATAGAACAGCCTGGCAATATGTCAGGGTGCTGGCGGTAGTGGCGTTATCACTGGCTGCGTCAGCGCTCCCGGAATCGGTGTGCATTGCCCCGGTACGTAAACGGTTCGCGTAGTCGAGCAACCCACCAGCGACATCAGCAGGAACAGGCAGGTCACAAGTTTTTTCACGTCGAAGAATCTCCCGGTATTCGATGACAGTCTTTTCGGTACCTGCATCGATCAACGAATTAAGGCGGCTGGCATTCTCAGCCACCTGATTGAAGCGGTTGAAGTTGAAAGCCTGCACCGCGATAACCCGTCCCTGTAGCGCGTTATCATGCTCCAGAACTCGCTTATCGCTTTGCGCTGTGCTCAGGTCAGCCTGGCTGTTTGCCAGCAGAACACCGAGAATAGCGACAGCGCCAACGACAATAACCACCGCGATAATTACCAGCCACCAGCGCCATGACGTTTTCAGTGATGCCAGTAGAGCTTCAATCATGATTCTTTCACCGAACTGGTGCCATTCATCAACGGTAACATGCGGCTATCCCTCGGCTCGTTAACCGGCCAACGATAACCCGTCACGCGGGAACGTGAGAATGCACGAATATTGATAGCGTCGGACTGATTACCACCGAGGACCATCAGGTCACCATTCTGGTGCTGCCCGACCACAAATCCGACATGGCCGCCGCCGTCGCGACTGAATACCACCACACATCCATAGGCTGGCTCGCGAAGTTCGACGCCCCAGTTGAGATAGGATTTTGCAGACTCGAAACGGGTGGATTTGATTCCGACGCGCTCAAGCATCGACCCGACGTAAGCGGCACACCAGGGCGTTTCATCATCTTTAATTCCACCTCGTTTAATGTCCTTCCAGAACTGGAGGATTAACGGATTGTGTCGCGGGCCTTTAATTTCCATCTGCCCCATGTATTTACGGGCTTCCACCAGCCAGCGCGGTTCATTGCTGATTGTCATCGTTCACTCCTGCCCGTTTTTTAAGTGCGCTGATAGCGATTTCGCGCAGCTTGTCTACGCCAACGAATCCAATCACACCACCGACGAACGGTGATATCGATACCGGAAGGCCAACCACATCAAGCGCGCTGGTGATGCATAAAGAAAGGGCGCCACAAAGGACGCCCTCAAGCCATTTATTTTTTCGTGTTGCACCGTCATATATCAGACGACCATAGGCAATGAGTCCGGCCATTGACGCCCCCAGAATCTGGGGCCACGCATTTTTGAGTCCGGTCAAAACCGCAGCCCAGAATTCAGGGTTCTTGTCATTCATTTTCATAGCCTCACCTCGCATAGTTAGCGGGTGCTGTTTGTAGTAAGGGAGCAGGCTTCACGGGCTGGATTTATCAACAAAGCACGTAGCGGATGATTCCCGTGAGCCTGAAATAGAAAAGGCCACGCAAATGCGCAGCCTGTAACCAGAAATCAATATTGTCTTTACATCAATTTTTCTTAAGGTTAAATTCTTCTGACAAGTTGATGAAAGACAACTTGAATATTAGCTATTTGTTCTCTGTTATGCCCGCAACCCAATGCGGGCTTTTTTTCGCCCTGCTAAAAGTTCCACCGTTGTGAGCCTTTTTGCTATGCAATAATGGATGCGTGGTGCCGGGTGTCTCCCGGTGATCCTTTGGCTGACAACCCATGCCTCACGAACATTTCACAACGGGATATAGAAAAGGCCATGCATTTGCATAGCCCTGAAAGATGTTTATGCTTTATTAATTCGCTGGAATATCTGGCATGGCGCGATCCATAGAAGAGCTAATTAACGCCTTAATAGCGTTGCATACCTGATAAAATCCACCCAGCTGAGATGAGACAGAAAAACGGGAGACGTCGTCTCCTGAGCCTACTTCAGCATAAAATGATGAGTTCTCATACCAGAGTGAGATGCTTACGCCCTGCCTGTAGCCACCTGTTAGCGGAGAATCATCAAGAGTGGTTGCAATCACGAAATTCAAGTGGTAACGGCTGTCCATATTGAGTTGGGGGATTAATACAGGAAAGAACTTCCCCTCCTCCTCCCAAATACCAATGTCCACATAAGGCCATCTTGTTCCGTCAGAACCAGTCCACTCACGAGATGTAAGATCAAGAGAACCTGAATACTCTCGTAGTAGTTCGCTCGCCTTCTCCTGAAGTTTATCCTGTAACTTCCATTGCGCCTCGACCAGTTTAGTGCGTTTTTCTTTCAGATCCTTAAATGTTAATTCCATGCCACTCTCCAGACAACTTTTGAAAGGAATCTGCATAGTAACTCACCCTGAAAGCACATGGTTATATTTCACTTACACTGAGTGCGAAAAGCAAAAACCCCGCCGATTGGCGAGATTCTGAAATATTTAAGTTCGCGTCTAAGTGACCACTCTTAACAGCTTATTCATATTTTTACGTACGTAAACTATTTTTATGCAGCCGCAACAATTTTTCCTTCAGGAATAAATGACACCTCGACATCCATTTCAAGTTTCACTTCAAGCATCATCAGCATTCCTTCAATTATTCCTTCTCCCTTTTGTAGTTTTTTTCCTATATGACCATCAGAGCAATTATGCTTTTTTGCCAGCGACATGAATGTCATTCCGAACAGGTAATAGTCCACCAGCAAATCATGAAGCTCACTATTGCCTTTGTTCAGTCGGGCCATACAGCCACAGATAACCATCGCGTCATCATCACAGCACTGAACGCGGGATTTGGTCTTTGCTGGTATGAGTCCTTTAAAGCCAGCCGCAATATGAGCCCATGTAACGTCTTCACTGTTGTTTGCTGCCCAAGCGCCCCAGCGCTCCATTACCATTTGGATATTACGCTGCATGGTTCACCTCTTTTATCTGGCCCGTAATCATTTCAATGCTGTTGTTGCATTCGTTTCCCCAGCGGTCCCATCCGTTCCACTCTTCCCGAGCGAATATTTCGATTCTTTTCACATCACCATATAATTGTTCAAGTCGGTTCCTTACTTCCCACGGCTTTGCGCTATGTTCGCCAAGGCAGGTATGCACGACCTGTTTTACTGACGCGCTAGCGCGTTGCAAGCCCGTTCCTCTGGTAGCAATCAGCACATCCTCGGTGTTGCTACGGGTATGATTGCCACCGTTCATGCGGGTTTCACGGTCCAGCATTTCAAGCAGATCGTTAAAGTCCACCAGCTCTCCAGCGCTCAATGCCTTATTGAAGCGATCAGCAGCGTTCTGGTTCAGCTTCACCCACGTAAAGCCTTTCATCGTTCTGACACGGAATCCCCATGATTCAGCCAGTTCTACAGCCTCACGGTTATGGGTCCCGGTGTACCACATCGCCAGAACAGCGTTTTCAGCAGCCACTTTCCATATTGGAAGACGCTTGAGTTCTTCCATGCTCATAGTGCTGTAATGATTACAGGCCGCACCGTTACTGATTCTGTTGCCGTATTCCCACGGTGGATCACAGTAGATAAGGTCATAACTCATTTTGACCTCCAGAAAATTTCGAAAGGCCATATAACTCCTAAGATGATAGAAGTCAGAATTAGATGTCCTGAGGAAGACATTGTTTTCAGCCTGGTGTGCGTATACTCAGCGGTCATACCAGCCATAAACGCATAGATGATCAGTAGCACTGTAATCATGCTGCCCTCTGTTTTTTCAGTTCGCGGGTTTTACGGCGGTAGGTAGCCGCAATATCTTCAAGTTCTTCTCTGGTGTAATGCTTCGCCTTGTGCGGACCTTCCAGCCATTCCACCAGCTCAAGGCCAAACCATTCGATTAGCGTTGCTCTGTAGCGCTCGTGTACTGTTTTGTTTTTAGCGGTAAAGCGACCAGCGCCACCGTTACAGGCTTTGCACTGGCGATAGGCGTTCTTCTCTTCAAAACGCAGTTCAGGACGTGATCCAACGCTGAGGAAGTGACCACAATCCCACTGACCGCCGAAAATCATTGGGGGATGATATGTGCCGCAGGACGGGCAATGCTTGCCTTCATCACGTTCGCGGATAAAAGCGTTAAACGCCGTCTGCGCCTTACTGACAAAGTACCCACGAGGCTGGAGTGCCTTCTTACGAATCTTCAGGCTGACCTTTCTCTCTGCTTCTGCCTTCCTGGCTTTCAGCGCACGGTTGTAGTCAATCGCACAGCGAGGGCCGCACACTTTCTGCAGATTACGATCTGGGGTGAATGTCTTTCCGCACTGAGCGCATACCTTGGGCTTGTACACCTTTAGCTTTTGTCTGGCTGGCTTCTTCACTGCTTCATCCCCCTGTGGAATACCCATTCGAATACTTCGGAGCCGTTTTGCAGCAGATCGTTAAAGTCACCCTGTGCAGGCCAGCGGACTGATACAGTCTCCAGATCGTTTTTGGCGTGGAGGTTGGCAGCAGCACATTCAAATGCGGCAGCATGCCCGGCAGCGTTTGCGTCAGCATCAGCAAAAATAATCAGGTTCTTTACCCCGGCAGGAACGCGGAACTTCTTCATGAAAGCAGTGTTCATCGTTGCCCAGGTATGACATTTGGTTATTTGATGGCAGGCCAGCGCGGTTTCGATACCCTCAGCAATACCCAGCGTGGAGGATACGGGGAACATGCGGATAGCAACGGATTTAGCAAACTCCAGATAACTATCCTCCTGTAGCTTCATCATCTTCTTGGCTGCGCCTCCTGTTTGCGCTTTCTTGTCCCCGTCAAGCAGAGTGCGGTGCAGGTAGCAAAGCTCGCCTTTGTCATCCGTCGCCAGCGCGTAAATAGCCTGGAGGCTTTTACCGCCTACCGGCTGTTTGTCGCAGAATCTGACGCTTTCGGCTGGAAGGGTGTTAAGCCCTCTCCCCTTCAGGTAACTGTCTGCACTGGTCCCACGCAGCGGGATGAGCTTTGCAAATTTACGGCTTACCTTCTCACGCTGCTGCGCCAGCGATGTGCGTACCGGGTTTACATTGGTGCGATCTGAGGTGTATTCATTGCCGATCAGCCTGTCTATCTCAGATGCAAGAACCTTAAATTCTTTCCCTGTTTTTGCTGTCAGCAGCGCCCAGCCATCACCTGAACCACACACGCAGATGTATGAACCGGTACCGTTTTTATTGTCACAACGGAATTTTCCCTTACGACCACACAGAGGACATTCCCCTTTAAGGTGGTTTTTCCCGGTAATTCCAGGAAGACCGTAGTGTTTGTATATCTCAGCCCAGCGACCAATTGCGGCTTGTTTGGTATTCATGCGGCTTCCCCTTGTTTCTCTTTCCGTTTCGCGAAGGCGATTAGTTTTGATTTGATGAAATTCGTCACTTCAGGTGTGATTTGCTGCGGGGTGTGATGTAACCCTCTCGGCCATACACCGAATTTTTGGCGATAGGTATGCGCACACCATCCGTCACTGACAGGGCGTCCCTGTGCTGCGCGGGTGCGCTGATAGAAAAGAATCTGAGACCACCAGGATTGTTTCTGCTCTGGGGTGTATTTAACTTCCGCTTTGCTGACCTTGGTCAGTCCACGGGATTTGTCTGTTTCAACGTCTTCCCCGGCCAGCGGTTTAAACCCACATTTCGGGCAGATATAAATTCCGGCAGGTTTCACGTAATGGCACTGGCTGCACTCTTTCGGCAGTTTCTCCGGCTCGTCTGTCTTGGTAACACGCTGCGGGGCTTCTTCCATGCCGTCAGACGACGAAGGGAGGTAGTCATATTCAATGTCATCGGGATAACCCAGCTTGTTGACTGTGCCGCTGTGGTCGAAGATGAGACAGTGATCTTTGCCAGGGGCCGCGCGTAATCCACGCCCAAGCGTCTGAATCCAGCGAATTTCACTTTTGGTCGGTCGGGCAAAGATGATGCAACGAACATCACTGTCGAACCCGGCTACCAGTACACCAACGTTGATGATGATTTTGGTAATGCCCTGCTCGAAGCGACGGATCGTCAACTGACGTTCTTCATGTGGTGTGCTTGCCGTCATGACTTCTACAGTCACCCCAGTTCGGGAAAACTCCATCGTGACGTAGTTAGCATGGGCCACATCAACGCAGAAACAGATTGTTGGGCGATCCTGCCCGTTCTCCAGCCAGTTTTTTACAATATCGCCAACCAGCTTGGCTTCACTCATAACCTTACTGAGCTGGACTTCCTTGTAATCGCTGCCATAACCAGCAACGTAAGACGTTTCCACCTCAGAGAGATCGGGATGTGACGGCGCGTAAAATTCGTATTTGCTCAGTGCGCCAATCGCGATCAGTTCCTTCATCGTTGTTGGCTTAATCAGGCGCTGATAGTAATTGCCCAGGAACTTGGCGAAAGGCGTACCGGAAAGACCGACCACCTTCGTTTTTGTGTTGCGGGTCAGGTTGTCGATAACCTCCAGCAACTTTTTGCGCTTCAGGTGGGCTTCGTCAACGATCAGCAGGTCGATGTTGTCCGGGAATTCACGACGAATGAGCGTATCGGCACTGGCAATCTGAATAAGCGCTGTCGGGTTATATGACGGGTGATCACGCCAGACATAACTGATCTCTTCGCCAGGAAGACCATATTCCATGAATCGGGTAGCCGTCTGGTCAAGCAGTACCGTATACGGGGCCACAAACATTACGCGCATTTCGCGGCTGACAAAGCCATCAGTGATCAGCGCGGCAATAGCCGTTTTGCCGAAACCAACCGGGGCATAGAGCATGAACGAATTATTCTGCTTCCATGCGCCGCGCAGCATGTTGAGCGCGACGATTTGTTTCTCGCGAGGCTGGATGTTAAGCATTGGTTGATACCTCCCCGAAAGCTTTAGCAACCAGTTCGGCAATAACAAACTTCTCGCGCTGACGCTGAACAGACAACGTAACCGTTTTGGTGCCGTCTTTGCGCATGCGGCCTTTGAGAAAACCGCCGTGAATGTGACGAATAAAATATTCAGAGTTAGCCAAGCGCGGAATGCTGCGAACACGGCCAAGATTGCTGACTTCATAAGCTTTTGAATAAAGCTCAACTGGAACAGGGGCCCATTTTTCGTTAGCGTCTGAATAAATCATTTTATCTCCTTTTGGATGTCTAAACGTCTGGATTCCCAAGCGACGTTTTAACCCCATACAGTGATCTATCTGTTAGATCGATCTCTTCTGGTAAAGCTGTTCCAGCCCTTCGGGCTAAAACCCAACACCGCCCCCTTTCCCCCAACCCGGTTTCAAAAATTCATACCCTGGGTGGGAGCGAGGTATATCCCCTGACCGCTGGGGTATATCTCGTGCAAAACTCTCGCAATCGGCGGTTTGCCGTTCGTCGTGCTGCGTTCTGCTGCCGGAAAGACACCGGTTCTGCGTCGAACGCCTCCTGGTACGCCTGCGCATACGCCATCGCGATTTTTTCCCGCATACCTGCCGGGAGTGTTGCTAACTGCTGTTTAATCCACGGGGCGTCCTCACGAGAAAAAACCGTGGGCATAGTCACGTGAAAATATTCGTCCTGATACATAAGCCCTCCTGCGTCACGTCTGTGAGCCGGGCGTAGACTGATTAGTCTGGAGGTCTGGAAACCTCATCAGGGGCACAGAAGACCCGGAATAACAGCGTCAGGTGTTCCTGCCATTTGGTCATAACCTGATAGCTGTTCTCTTCAATCTGAGCGCGTTCAGCGGCGTCGATGACTCCGTCTGCTGTAGCTTTACGGATGTACTGAGAGTGCCTGCCTATCCACTCGATGGATTCCATCAGGCGCTGATTGATATCGGCGTTATCAACATCATCAACATCTGCCAGCGGCACAAACAGACCGTTCGAGTTTCGGGCAACGACATTTGCGATATGATTTGATCCACCAGCAGCCTGCAAGACCATCGCCCATCCCAATGGGAAGATTTGATCGCCAGTAGTGCGGAGTCGGTTATGCAGAGGATCGGTTGCAGGTGTTACGTCATCAGACTTGTATACACCCAGAATTTCCGCAGCTTCTTCATAGCCACCAGGTAAATCAGCGATAGTTCTTCTGATCGCAGCCACCAGCCACGCTGGCTGTTTTTCAACTTTCCACTCTGGTTGATTACCCACGACTCACCTCTTAATGCTGTGGTTACTTTCATGCTGCTGTTTTTTTATGATCAAGTTCAGGCCAAATCTTTTCCCAATCATCTGGGTGAAGGTTCTTCCTGCTAACTGAGCCGCCAGAATGCGTTTCGATAGAAACAGATAGGGCTGCTCCCAACTTTTGTTTTTTGCTTATGGCTTTACGCAAGTACTCAAGAGAGGTTTCACACCGTGATGCAAATTCTCTCTGTTTTTCGAGCGACAAAGCGTTTAGGTAATTTCTTAACGTTTCCATAACGCCTCCTGTGCTTGGAAAGAAAATATACCTTTAAGTAAAACAAGTCAATACCCAGGAGTCATTTACCTCAAAGTAAATTTAAGTAAGATGGAATCATGAAAACTGAAACGCCTGACATCTTCGAGTTACGACGCCTCAAACTTCAGGAGTTGGTAGCTCGCTTTAAGACCCAAAGAGAGTTTGCTGAAAAGGCAGGGCTTGATCCGACTGTTGTTTCTAGGATGCTTTATCCTGTTGATAAACCTAATAAGCGGAATATTGGGGAGCAGGCAGCTCGCCAGATTGAAGATGCTTTGAAAATCAGCCGTGGATGGATGGATGGTCTTGGACCTACCACAAAAATGGATGTTGATGTACCCACTCACAAAGTCGACAATTATCGTGTAGAAGTTCTCGACCTTACTGTGAGTGCTGGTCCTGGATGTTTTATGATCTCTGAGTTTGTTGAGGTTCTACACGCCATTGAGTTCACAACCGAGCACGCTCGTTCACTTTTTGGAAATCGTTCTCAGGAAGATGTAAAAGTGATGACTGTCGATGGCGACAGCATGTGCCCAACTATACAGTCTGGAGACAGGTTGTTTTTTGATGTTTCGGTAAGAAACTTCAAGGTAGATGGTGTTTATGCGTTCGTATTCGGACAGCACTTCCATGTGAAGCGCTTACAGATGCAGGGTTTGCAGCTTGCTGTTTTATCAGATAACCCGGTGTACAAAGACTGGTACGTAACTGAAGAAAACCAAGATCAATTGTACATAATGGGGAAAGCATTGCTACATGAATCAATAGCTTACAATAAACTGTAATTTTAGATGTCGGAAGTTGAATCAGACTGAGCAATTTCTAGAACACAACATTTAACCCGGCCCCTACGCCGGGTTTTTATTGTCCTTTTCTCACCATAGCAGCTGCATCCCGTAAAACACCTTTGTGGATCACATTACCCACCGCGCGACGCTTAGCCTCTAGGCTATCTACAATCGCATCTCGACTTATCACCACACCGTTAATTATCAACTCGACAACTGCACCACCAATTTCGCCAGCGATGAATGCCGCACGGTCTTCTTCCAGCTCATCACGTTCCATATCAGCCCCTCTCTGTTGCTTTTCTGAGCATATCACGCATCTCCGAAATAAAAAAATTCCAATTAAAAGCAATCAATTGCCATGTAAGTAAATAAAAATATACCTTTAGGTATTTACACAAAAATTACTCGCGGGTATATTCAAATCATCATCAGCGAACAAACCGAAACCAATCACCATTGCAAACGGAGTTAGCTGAAGTAATACCGCTCTTTAACAATATGAACACTTACAGCGTCAATGACCTGTTTAGACCCCTACACGTAAACGTGGCGTAGCACCAGGCGCGATCCGGTTGGTGTGAGGTTATCCCCGCGCGAGAGCGAGAACGGCGTGAGAACGGGCAACACTGATGGGTAGTTGGCGCTGATTTCAACTGAGAGGAGTAATGATTATGAAGCAGTAAAGCGGATAGACCGCTCTTTGATGCCTTATCTGGCAGCGTGACGACGGCGTTAACACGGTCGGGTTCCCACGGCGGCGTAGTGAGGGAAAGGAAGCGTGAAGCATCACTGAGTAACCGGTTAGCGCCCGGTTAACGCATAAGTAGCTTCAAAGATGACTGGGAAACCGGCGCAGGCCACTGCGAAAGTGTGGCGAAGTACTTTGTAGTGCGGTGAATTGCAGCTGCTCCGACAGCAACCGGAAGATAAGCACCCGGCACTGCACTACAAAGTATTTCAACAAACTCGCGGCAATATGCCGCTGATTAATGAGGGTGAACCATGTCAGCATGCTTTGCTGTAGTCCTGAACGGAAACACTGAAGTTAAATATTTCCCCTTCCATGATTCACGTAGCGCGGAAAATGCTGAAGCGATGGCTGATCAGTGGCGCTATGACGCGATTGACACTATTGGCTCGGAAGAAAGTAGCCGTTTCCACCTGCGCGTAGTTCGCCCAAAGATCGTTTTTCAGCTTCCATCCGGAGCAGTGGTGGAATGTGACCTCGATGATGTAGACATCAACCCGCCAGTCTGCGCCGATCTGGATTATCACCTTTGCGCATTCGGGTTCAATCGCGGTCTTGCCCATTGCGGTAACTGGGACTTGGACAGTGCTGAAATTATTGATTACATCGCATAACAGTTTCTTTTGGTGGCTATCTGGTCTTCTACCAACCTACAGGAGGAAGAAGATAATGTTCTGACAGATAGACGCCCTTTTTATTCAATGTGTCCGCTTCCGGTGTCGGCTGGGACTCCCTACCCAGCGCGGGTTCAACTCCTGCCGGATACCTAATCAAATGGTGAATTATATGACCTTCCGTAACGTTAATTTTTACTACGGCGACCTGATGCGCGTCACTCGTGGTGTGCAGGCTGTTCGTAATCCAAAAACAATCGCTAATTTCTGGCGGCGTAGCTGGTTATGCAGGTTACTCACTCAGAAAGGCGATCCTCGTTTATAACTGGAGATAACTATGTCAGAAACAAAGAACACCACACCATTCAGTCAGCAACTGGCTTATATCAATAAAGGCACACTGGATGCTGAATTGACCGAAGCGCTGGCCGAAGTGATTAAAGCAGTCCGTGAGACTGGCAAGAAAGGTGCGGTTACGCTAACGCTCAATTGCGCCATGCTGAATACCCGTGACGAAAACACCATGAAGGTAACGCCAAAGGTCTCCCGTACCATTCCTGAACTTGACCGCGCCGATACCATCATGTTTGCAACCGCCGATGGTGATCTACTGCGTGACGATCCTTCTCAAACACAGCTTGATTTAAAGGTTATTGAACCTGCACCGCAAACCGCACCAATCAAGCTGGCCCAGTAATACCCACCGAACCAACTATTCCAATCTGATAAGGAAATATTCAATGTCTCAAATTGAAGGCTCTGCCGTGCTCGACATCCGTGATCTGGTCTCTGCAACTCTGAAGACTGAAACGGACATCCCCTCTGTCGTTGTTCCAGACGGTTTCGAAGTCAAATCCCTCGAAAGTCTGCAACTGGCTCCGTCGCGTATTCGTCAGAACGCTAACCTGATTTCTCCGGGTTCGCTGATCGCTTACATCCAGCGATTCCGTGATGAACGTACTGTAGTTTTCGCGGATAAAACTAAAACGCGCATTGTCGCCGTGCTGGATTTCCACCAGAACGCAGACAATCCGAGCTGGGCTGCACATAAAGCTGTTTATGACTGTCCGTTCTCCGACGAATGGAAATCATGGACTGCCAACGATGGCAGCAAAATGAACCAGATCAACTTCGCTGAATTCCTAGAAAACAATATTCAGAATGTTGCGCCGGTTAGTGATTCATACCAGGGCCCGTCTGGTACCGAACTGCTCGAAATGGTCCTGGCATTCCAGGAAACTCGTAAATCTGAGTTTAAGTCTGTTAAACGCCTTTCTGATGGTACCTGTCAGTTCCAGTTCAGTGATGAGAAGTCAGGCTCCGGTAATACCAAGATGCCGGAAAAAATCAGCCTGGCAATTTCGCCATTCCACAACGGCTCTCCTTACCAGGTCGATGCACGTATCCGCTACCGCCTGCGTGATGGTCAGTTAGTCCTCTGGTATGAGCTGATCGAACCGAAGAAAGTTGTTGAGCACGCATTCCAGGAGATCGTCACCGATATGGAAAGCCAGCTTGGCGAAGACCTGCCTATCTATGAAGGCTCTGTTTAATCCCACCGTGTGTTGTTTTATGCGCCTGCCCTGCGGGCGCATAGCAAAGCACTCTCCCACTACATGAAGGAGTAACCATGCCCAGTTTAGGCCAGCTCTATAATGATAAAGACGCCGGGTTAACTACCCGCAAAACCTACAATGTTCCGCTGGATAAAATTTACGCCGAAGAAGGCTACAACGTTCGTGAACTCAATCGGGCGCATGTTGAAGAATTTCGCGATGCGTTTATTGCCGGTGAATACATCCCGCCGCTGGCCGTGGAAGTTACTGAGCGTGGCGTGAAGGTTATCGACGGTCATCACCGCTATCATGGTGCGCTGGCTGCTATCGAAATGGGCCACGACATTGTGCGCCTGGAATGCAAAGATTTCGTCGGTAGTGAGGCCGACAAGATCGCCTTCATGGTAACCAGCTCGCAAGGATTGGCGCTTACTCCTCTTGAACGTGGCGCTGCATATCATCGCCTTCAGAATCAGGGCTGGAGTCCTTCAGAAATAGCGGCAAAAGTTAAACGTTCTGAGTCCGATATTCTGCAACACCTTCAACTTCACGAATGCACCCCGTATATCAAAAAGCTCGTGCGTGATGGTTCCATGAATTATGCCATCGCGATCGGCATCTCACGCGAGCATGGTGTGTACGCAGACCGTGAAGCCTCCCGACTGATGAAGAAAGCAGAAGCGGCCGGAAAGAAAAAAATAACCAAGAGCATCGCCAATCCTCAGTTTAATGCCGGAAAAGCAAGAAAGTTTCTTGAGCTTATTTCTTCATGTGCTGAGGACTCTGGTGAAGTGCTGACCATTGAAGTGCCACCAGCAATGCAGGCTGAAATAATCTCAATTCTTCGCGAATTTCGTCACGAGGCTGATGGGGTGACCTCATGATAAAAGTTTCTGAACTGGTGATGTGGACCCTGCTCTTTTCTTCTCTTACCGGAATTGGTTTAACCGCAGGATTTTATTGCTTCATCGCCACGGCACGACTGATAGCGAGGGTTATTTCATGAATATCGAATACCAGGACAAGGGCGCGGCGGCAAACATCATCATCACCAGCACAGTTTTTGAGTTTCGTCGTCATGTTCGCGTCGTTGATACGGTGCTGATGTGTACGCAGGGTGTTATTGCCGAGCGTTGCGGCTTCTTCCTGATGAAGACTGTGATCTCAGGTCGCTCTAAAGAAATGCTTCGAGCCAATAAGACGGCGAGGCGGGAGGCGGCGCGATGACGGTTTTTGAATACATCCAGGCTAATCCAAACACCACCAGCGGTGACATCGCCAGAGGGCTGAACAAGAAGACGCCCGCTGTGGCAGGCGCAATATCCCAGCTTTATACGACTGGTCGCGTTGTGAAATCAGGGATATGTAACGGTGTCCCTACTTACCGCGTTAACGATCTCCCTTATGGGTGTGGTAACGCGCTGCTAATTCAATTTAATCAACTACTGATGGAGTGTCGCCGTGAAGCAGTCTGATTTACCAAGATGCCCAACGTGCGGAAATATGCCCGAATACTCGCTGAAACCTAATCATCTTGGCTGGGTTTGGGGTGGTATCAGATGCCCGTATGACCATTACAGCGTGAAGCTTAACGGACCGGCCAGTAGCCGGGCAAAGGCAGAAGAAACTCTGGCTCCGCTGTGGATTGAGCAAGTTGCAAAAGCCAATCGGGAGAAAACGGAATGAACGCAACCGAAAAAGATAATGTTTTTTATTGCGACTGTGGTTTTTCATGGCGGCGCGGTATGAGCGGTTCACATAATTGTGAGGATGGATTACGGGCAAAACTCACAGACATGGCAGTACAGCTCGCTAACGCCGAGAGCAAGTGCAGGGAGCTGGCGGCGGAGAATGCGGGGCTTAAAAATCCAGAAAACTGGCTGTTACAGAGTGATTACGGTTACGAGGCATCTGAGGTTGCCACTCAAAATGGAGCAACTGAAGATGAATCACTGAGGGCCGGGATGATCGCAATTATTAATCGAATCGGAACCCCGGCGACCGACGCTTTCCTGGCTGAAGTGCGGGCCAGTGCAATCCCTGAAGGTTACGTGCTTGTGCCTCAACAAATCTTCCTTGATCCATCCGACATTGAGTCAATTTGCTCGCAATGTGGTGACGGTCATGAATCCGGGTACGGTGATTTTACTGACGGACTACTGTGGGTTGGCAACATTCAACGTGACGACGGCAGTATTGTCCACGGCCTGCATATCTCATCAGCAGATTACACAGAGGAAGGTGGTGTAACGGTTTGCGAGTTCTCTGCTCAACTTCGCAAAGGAGACGCGCTATGAGCAAATATCCAAGAATTGGCGGCGTCTTATCCAAGAAGAAAAACACTTCCGCGAAATGCCGCTGTGGCGCAGTGGCTAAATATAAAACCACGGTGCAGGTAGATATTTTTCGTGGCGATGATGAGGTTTTCTGGTCATGTGCAGAACACAAAAACAACTGCATGTTTCTACTTGATGGCACATTCGATAGCCAAGGAGCAGCCCAATGACAGCACTCAACAAACATGCAGAACTGCGCCAATTAGCAACTGATGCGCACGAGCGTGGCCTCATCAAACGCTACACGAAAGGCATCGAGGCCAATAAGAGATTCGCTGCTATCGCCACTCCTTTGACTTTTCTGGCGCTGCTGGATGAGCTGGAGGCCGCGCAGCATGAAAAAGATGAATTACAGCAGGGATTCATTGCAAATCAGGAAGAGGCCCACGAAGCAATAAAATATGCAACCGAGCTGAAGGAGCAGCTTGCCCGCGCTTGCGCTGGTCGAGAAGAGGCGTTTAGTGAGGTAGACGAGATGCAGAAGTCTTTAGACCACACACATAGACGACGCGCCATCTGGAGGGGAAGAGCAGAAGAGGCTCAGGCTAAGTTGGAAGCCGCAGAACGCCGCATAGCAGAACTGGAGGCGCGTGAGGTGACTCTGCCTGATAGAAAATCAATACAGTTTTGGCCTGGTGATGCCTCAGAGTTTGACAGTCTGGGGTATGAGATTGCAGTAGAGAATGCACTTACCGCCGCTGGCATTGGCGTGAAGGGGGAATGAGAAATGAAAACAAAAAAATACGATGAGAGAAAAGACCTTCACCTTTGGTTTGGGTTGTCATATGCAGCATTTCTCGTGATGCCGCGCGTTGCAATGATGCAAATGCCGGAAGATTGGCAGGGGAAAATGGCCGAACTGCTCAATCAGTATGATGAAACCATTGATACCGCTGCATTTGGTGTAAAAGGCTGTCGGGTTAATGCGCTAACTGGCGACGGCAAGTTAATGAAAATGCCGGAAGAGTTATTGAATTACCGCCACCCACAGCCAGAAACGATAGCGGCGCTTTTACTGTCAAAAGGTGAGGACTAACCCATGACAACTAACAACCACCCGGCGCACGGTCCTGTATCACTCGATCGCCTGCACCAGATAAGCGAAATACTCAGCAAAGCAGCAGCACAAAGCGACGGCGGTAATCTCGGCTACGCAATGGCTGATGCCGTGAAGGTGATTGATGGGGTACTGGCGTCGGAGCCTGTTGCTGATGTAGTGGCCTGGTCATCGCCGAATGAGGAAAGAATCTGTGATATTCGCTGGCGTCGTTTCGATGTTGCGCCAGGCCCTCTCTACAGTGCACCGCCAGCGCCAGTAGTGCCGGAGAATTGCGTAACAGCAGAACACCGTCGCGTTATTGAAATGCTGCTCAATGTTTGCTTGGCCGCATTCGAACTCGCAGATGATAGCTGTCAGCAAGATGTTGATGGCGAAGAGTGCCACGTTGTTCCAGACGACGCATTTCAGAAGCTAAGTGAAGCGCTGGACGAAATCGAAAACACTCTCCCGACAGAAGATGTCGACAGGCCAGACGTATTTCTGTCCTGGTCGGCAATGCCAAGGGCAGCGCTGAAATCTATTCTCCAGGCTGGCAACTCTCCGGTAATCGGCATTGACCTAGCATCTGAACCTGATCGCTCGGTGGAGGTTCGCTACCTTGCGCCTCCAGGCTACGTGATGGTTCCGAAAGAGCCAACGAATGAGATGCTGAATGCATGGTTGTCAGAAATCGCTAACTGGCGTGGACATGTCGCTGGATACAAAGCCATGCTCGCAGCAGCACCGCTTCAGGCGGAAGAACCAGCACAAAAAAAGTAGACCACTGCGATGCCTGTACTGAAGGTGCTCGCGGTGGATGTGGAGCGTGCATTTTTAACGGTAATTTTTGATGAGGTGCTCATGACTACTACCGATTTTATGGAAGAGCAGGAAGTTTTTGACCTGCTCAAAAAGAAAAAAACGGCAATCTGGCGTTTACGAAAAGAACACGGATTCCCTAATCCGGTACTTACCTACCCTTCCCGATACAGCAGGAAAGCTGTAATGAAATGGATAGATGAGGGTGGCGTCAACCGAGCTGTTTGACATGCCAGAATATCTTATCAGCATACAGTTCATACGCCGCTTTCTGCTCCACCAGCCAGTCGTGTTTGTTATAAACCGCCATCACTCCCCCCAGCTCATGCCCCAACATCTTTTCAAGGACGTGGGGCATCACCCCCTCCCCTGACAAATTCGTTACCAGAGAACGTCTGAAGTCGTGCGTTCGCCATTCTGGTATATCAATCTTATCCCTTAACTTTTTCATGTAGAGATTTGCTGACGAACGATCTATGGCCTTGTCCAGTTCCTGACCGGGAAAGAGAACATCGTTACCTGAATTAAGCAGCCTTTCCACAAATGGCTTTACTTGGTCGAAAACAGGCCTGCGAATCACATTTCCCATCTTGGAATGCTCTGATGGCGTTGTCCAAATCAGATCATCTATATTGAACTCGCTGGCGGTAGCAAGGCGAAGTTCCGACAACCTTGCCCCCCAAAGCAACAGAAGCTGATGAAGCACCTTGTTAGAGGTAACGATCTTGTTGTTTTCCAGCGCTAACCATATTTTTGCCAACTCGGTATAGGTGAGAACCCGGCTACCGACATCAGGTTTCTTGCCTATGTTCTTAACGCTGAGCTTCAAGACTTCGCATGAAGCGATTAACTGTCGGCTTATACACCAGTTCATAACTGATCTGAGCTGGAGAAGCAGCACCCTTGCCTTTTTAACGTTTTTCTTTTCCTGCTTGTCGAAGAACCTGACCCAAGCTGAAACAGGGATATTTACTACCGGTGCATCTGGAAATTCTGTGTACATGGTGTTGTACACAACCGACTTATAAAGCGTCTGTGTATTGGGTTTCAGCGTTTCAACATACTTGCTCCACCACTGGTCGAGACACTCCTTGAGCGTTAGCTCACCATCTTCTTTAGCAAAATAATTTTTAGGGTTTAGTCCCTTGAGGTACAATTCGCGCATCTCACCCACGATGACACGAGCATCTTTCAGAGACATTGCCGGATAGCGTCCGATAGTAAGGCGCACTGGCTTACCGTTCCAACGGTAGCGATGTTGAAACGTAATCGTTCCTGTCGGGGTTATGCGTACACTCAGACCGTCACCATCTGTGACTTCGGGTGCGCCGCTGTAGGGCTTAGCATTGATGCTGCGAAGTTTGGTATCACTAAGGGCCACGGCTCTGTATCCTGTACACACTGAATTTCAGCATTCTGTACTCAATCTGTACGCAATGGCAAGTGAACGAAGTGATTTTCTAAGCGGAAAGATAAGAAAGGATAGGAAATAAAAGGAATGAAATGCTTGATGATACGGGGAATGATAGGATAACATGCGACCCAAGCTGAACGCTTGAAAATCAGTTAGATATATGTCCCCTTAGTTAAATGGATATAACGAGCCCCTCCTAAGGGCTAGTTGCAGGTTCGATTCCTGCAGGGGACACCATCCCGCCGTACACCAACGTCTACCATCGTCCACAAATCCCCTGCAACCATCTAAAAACAAAGATATTTTCCTCTCTTGACGTCCATTACCGTCTATTGAAATCAAGTAAGTCTATGGGGCATAATTTGGGGCATTGTTGGTTCGATTGTATATGTGCCCCCAATATGACCAGAAACACCCTCAACAAATTGACAGATCGTCAGTGCAAAACAGCCAAGCCACGAGACAAAGCTTATAAGCTGTCTGATGGCGGTGGTCTTTATCTTGAATTATCCCAGACCGGTTCGAAGTATTGGCGTATGAAGTATCGCCGCCCATCAGACAAGAAAGAAGACAGACTTGCTTTTGGGGTATATCCAACCATCAGCTTACAAGACGCCAGAGAAAAACGAGACGACGCCAGGAAGCTGCTATCCAGAGGAATAGATCCCAAAGCCGAACAAAGAGCAGCAAAGGCAGAAGAAAAAGGCGCATTCACTTTTGAGACGATAGGACGTCAATGGGTTGAAAGCCACCAGATGTGGAACGAAGACCACCGAAAACGCGTACTTAGAAGCCTTGAAATGTATATTTTCCCTCACATTGGCACTTCGGATATTCGCAAACTGGAGGCGATGACAATTTTACCTTTGTTTAAGAAGGTAGATGACGCTGGGAAACACGATACAGCCAACCGACTTAAACAACGAGTTAAGGACATCATACATAGCGCCCGTCTGAGGGGTATTAAGACAGAAATCATCACGAATGATCTCGATGTCCGGTTAATGCAATATGAAACTAAGCATCATGCCGCACTGCATCCCAGAGATTTACCAGACTTTTTCACTCGATTGAGCAGCTTTAAAGGTAATCCTCTTACCCGCCTTGCCATTGAGCTAACCATGTTGACCTTTGTTCGTTCAAGCGAGTTAAGGTTTGCCCGTTGGAAAGAGTTTGACCTTGATCGGGCTGAGTGGATTATCCCTAAAAAACGAGAGCCTATCGATGGTGTGAGGTTTTCCACCCGTGGCACAAAGACGGGAAAAGACGAACATATCGTGCTTCTTAGCCGTCAGGCTGTTTCTATTGTCGAGCAGTTGAGAGAACTAAGCGGAAGCTACGATGTTGTGTTTCCGAATGAAAGAAACACAAAAGGCGTGATGAGTGAAAACACGGTAAACAAGGCATTACGCTTAATGGGCTATAACACGCAAGAGGACGTAACTGGACATGGATTCCGTGCCACAGCCTGTAGTTCCCTGATGGAGTCCGGTTTGTGGCAGGAGGACGCAGTAGAGCGCCAGATGAGCCACAAAGAATATAAAGACGTTAAAAGAGCCTACAAGCACAAGGCTGATTACTTAGAAGAACGCAAACTAATGCTTCAATGGTGGGCAGATTATCTGGACGCCAATCGAGAAATACATATAAGCCCTTACGAGTTCGGAAGGAGAACACGCCGTGACTAAGATGACAGGACTAGATGCGTTTTATAACGAGTCAGAAGATAAAATCTGGTTTGGTAATCTGATCAGCGAACTGGCAAGGCTAAACAATGAAAATGAAAGAATGATAGCTGCCGCTATCTTAAGTAACTACAGATTCAGCAAGGCTAAACCAGATACTTTAGGGGGGCTGGGCTTTTATCAGTTCGATTGGGTATCAGGTTTTACAACTAATGAAGACTTTGAAAAGCAGTGTGTGGAGTTTTTAGGTCTTCTGGCTATGGGGCATGAATACAGGGAGAGCCCGATACCGGGGGAAGAAGGGACTTTCAACGTTAGGAAAGGAGAAAACTTTTTATATCACGATGATGAGGATGATTGGTATGGGTCTTACGATTCGTTTTATTTCAGGCGCTCCGAGTTGGTGAACTTCTTCCCCGAACTGGAAGATGACAACATTGATGAACCGATAGCAGAGGAAACAGAAAGTGGGTCGCTCCACAGTGACTGGCGCGGCAAAAACACCGCCTGGAAAATGATTGCTGGGCTGGCGATTGCTTTATATGAATCCAGCGAGGACGTTAGAAAGAATGGAAAGCTCAACCAATCCGCGGTGTGCGAGAAAGCAGCAAATAACATCGCAAAGTACAGTGAAGAATACAATGATGCTGGCATGACCATGGATAATCTAAGAACGCTTCTAAAAAAGACTTTGCAGCGGCACGCACCCAATTTTTTGGGAAAGATAACAAAGTAAGATAATGATGTTCCCAAATTGGCTGGAGAGACGAAAACAAACGCCCAATTTGGGACAATTCGTTTCCCGAAAACTTTTTCTCCAAATTCACAGAAAACTTAAAAAAACAATGATTTACTATCTCACATAGTCAAGAAACGTATTACGAGGTAGATATGAAAAAGTCGCTGATTCGGCTATCTGAGGTTTTGAAACGCACAGGTTATAGCAAGGCATGGGTATATGCCCTGATGAGTCGTGGACAATTTCCCCAATCAGTCAAGATTGGTGCTCGCGCAATAGCTTTTATTGAAAGCGAGATCGATGACTGGATCGATCAACGTATAGCCGAATCGCGTAGCAACTAAAGAACAGAAACAAACAGGATACAAACAATACGTTATTAGGTATTAAGAATGCAGTTGAACCCCACCAATCAAAAACTGAACGTAACCCATGTTGATTTTGAAACCTTCGCGGAACTGATTAGATCAGTGCCACAAAAGGTAAGCACCAGCACCTGGGTTTATGATGTGAAATCCACCAGCGGTGGAAAAGCTATCGGCATTGCCTCTGGCGATACTTACTTAGTAATCGATCTGATTTAATCGCACAAAATTTGTAGAGTAATTTGGGGAGACAGGAAGTCTCCCCCGTATTGCATTTTGGTACAACAGTAAGGGAATAAAATGATTAATTACCTGACCGCTAAAGACGCAGCAGAATATCTTGGCGTCTGTCTGTCACGCTTCTATCAGTTAAAGCGATATATCCCCAGCTTTCCTCCCTATATAAATCAGACCATCAATGGACGCAAGCGCCGGGTGTGGCTTGCCTCCAGCCTTGATCAATTTGCCGACAGATTTCTGGGGGGACGAAAATGAGCACTCTGACACGTACTCAGGTCGCCGCAAATATACGCGATAGCCTACTAAGTGGCAGGAAGCTTACCCCAAAGGAGTTTGACGACATATTAAGGAAAGCCGGAAATCACGAACGTAGTCGCGTTTTAACGCTGTTACGCAACGATTGGGGAATTCCTGTTGAGCAGTTTAAAACAGGGGCGTATCACGTCACAGAACGCAATTTAGAAGCATACCACAGCGATAAAGACGAAACATTGAAGATCTGGAGGACGAACGCCAGATATGTAAAGACATTGCGTAAGGTAAACATAACGTTGTCGTTGTTGCGTGGGCTGGTGGGCAAAGTGCCTGAAGACACGCTTAGAACTGTTTACAAGGGTATTGAAACCAAATACCTGTGA